TTAATCATCGGAAAGTTCCACTTCCTTTACCAGTTCAGAGTATGCAATCTGCTTCCCATCCCGCACAACATATACACCATCGGCATTTCCCGTATCTTCCACATACCGGCGAAGAATCACCGAGGCATATTTTTCATCCAGTTCCATGGTGTAACAGATGCGATTCATTTGTTCGCAAGCCATAAGGGTTGAACCGCTGCCGCCAAACGTATCAATAACTACACCATTTGCCTGTGTGGAATTTCCGATAGGATAGCTTAAAAGGTCAAGTGGCTTTGAAGTTGGGTGATTGGCGTTGCGTTTCGGCTTGTCAAAATGCCAGATGGTCGTCTGCTTACGGTCGGAATACCAGTGATGCTTGCCATTCTGCATAAAGCCATACAGCACAGGTTCATGCTGCCACTGATAATCCGAGCGTCCCAGCACAAGGCTGTCTTTTACCCAGATGCAGCAGCCTGCAAGATGAAATCCGGCATCAATGAATGCTTTTCTGAAATTCAGCCCTTCGGTATCTGCATGGAATACATAGGCAGAGCCGCCTTTTTCCAGATGTTCTGCCATTCGCTGAAAGGAGGACAGCAGGAATGTATAAAACTCCTCGTTCTTCATGCTGTCATTCTGAATGGTAAGTCCGCTGGCACTCTTAAACGAAACGCCATATGGGGGATCGGTCAGAATGAGATTTGCCTTGGTGTCACCCATGAGAGCAGATACATCTTCCGCAGATGTGGCATCACCGCACATCAGCTTGTGTCTGCCAACTGTCCATATATCGCCCCGCAGGACAAAAGCTGCTTTTTCCAGTGCAGTGGTGAGGTCGAAATCATCGTCTTTCACTGTGTCACCGCTGTTTGTATCAAACAAATCTGCAATTTCAGCTTCATCAAAGCCGGTCAGACCAAGGTCAAAACCGAGATTCTGCAATTCTTCCATTTCAACGGACAGCAATTCTTCGTCCCAGCCAGCATCTAACGCCATCCGGTTGTCAGCAAGAATATACGCTTTCTTCTGTGCTTCGGTCAGGTGATCGGCAAATACACATGGCACTTCTGAAATATTTTCTGCCTTTGCCGCCATAATGCGTCCATGTCCAGCCAGCACATTGTATTCCCGATCGATAATGACCGGATTCACAAAGCCAAACTCACGCAGAGAAGAGCGAAGCTTCAGGATCTGTTCCTTGTTGTGGGTTCTGGCATTATTCGCATAGGGGACTAACTTGTTGATGTCAACAAGCTGAAATTCTGTAGTTGTGGTCATGCTCCATTCCTCCGCTTCAAAACTTTCTGTAAGCCTTTTCTGGCATCCAGCACTTTTCCGCTGACCGCCTGTCCTTTTATGGTGCGGTATTGCTGTTTGGTCATCTTTTGGCGATTGGCTTTCAAATCTCGCCAGAACTGGGTATCTTCTTTCATGTATTTCTCACTTTCTGCTGCTCAGAAGCTGTTCCATCAAATCATCCTGCGGTGTACCGTCAAATTTGGTCGTGCAGTTCTGTTTCACAATATCGAAAATCTCATACCAGAGCAAATTTGCCTGTTTCTGAAATGTCTGGCTCATCTGCACAAACGGAGAAGCAATAACGCCGCCGGTGGTCGGGTGTTTCCCCAGCAGTCCATAGGTACTGAGGGCTTCTTCACACTGTACAAATCGGGCGAATGCCTGCGAGTAGCTTTCCAGCAGCCGTTTGTTGACGTGCTTTTCACAGCCACGCTGTTTCAGCCAGAGCCACGTTTCTTTGTACACAATGTCTGCTCCCAGCGATTTTCCGTTCTTCTGCTGGGCAGACAAGTATGCACTGGGGCTTGGCATATCCGCACCGGTCAAATCAGCGGCATCGTCCAGATCAGCTGCGTCTAATTCCGGAGCATGAAATTCCATAATATCTGCATCCTTGCCCTCTGCGATCTTGTCGGAGAGAGCTTTCGGCTTATCTCCTGCACGAACTCGTCTGCCGCCTCTTCTTGTGCCGTCCTTTGCCATCTGATTTCACCTGCCTTTTGAGAAAAAAACAGCCGAAACTGCGTAGGTTTCGGCTTGTCTGCATATTTTCGGGGTTAATCCCCCGTTTGAACCTTGGTTTTTGTGCGTGAGAGGGGGCACCGGTCTTCATTTCGCCGATTTTTAGCTATTTTTATACCCCCGGCGGTCAGCCCAGCCCCCATACTTCGCCCCCGTGAAGTCAGTAGCGATATTCGGGATTGCTGTCCTCATGACCTGTTTTCCTATCGTGACATTCTTTGCAGAGAGCTTGATAGTTGTTTTCATCCCACATCAAAACCTCGTTGCCACGGTGAGGAATGATATGGTCAACGACCGTTGCCTGAACATATCTACCCTCTGCCATACACTTCACACAGAGAGGATGCCGGCGAAGATACCTCGCACGGACTTTCTGCCAGCGGCGACCGTAGCCACGGCTCTCGGCAGAGGGACGCTCGGTATGCTCTGACTTGTGTTCGTCACAGTAACCGACACCAGCCTCGGCTAGGTGAGGACAGCCGGGATGTCTACAGGGTACTTTAGCCTTCCTCGGCATAGGGACACTCCTCACAGTCGAACTCACCGCCGCAGTCACAGCCCTTTTCCACCTTGATGCGCTTGAGGGCTTTCTTGTGGAGTTTCTTCACCCATCCGGTGGTGTCGCCCAGCTCATCGGCGATTGCCGCCCATGTTGCACCGTAGAAGTAGCGGAGTCGGAGCACCTCGCGCTCATCAGCATTGGGATTCGCCATGATGATCTGTTCGATGTTACGCTTCATACGAATGGACTCGATAAGCTTCCAACGGGCATCGGTGAGGATTCCCTGTACATCTTCGTCATTAAACTCCTCGACGAGCTTCTTCCACTCGTTGTAGATAACGACCTGTTCACTGATACGGGAACGAAGCCCTGTTGCGTTACGCATGACACTCTTTGCAAGCATTGTGTTTACCTCCATTTCATGGCATAAGAAAAGCCGCACGATGCTTTTCGGCACTGGCGGCTTCACTTGTATCTTAAATTTCCATTATACAGTATATCACATTATTTTGTCGCATTCAAGGGACATTCAGTCGCAATTAGTCGCATTCAGTCGCATCCTGTCGCAACTTTTCATCCAACGCCGATACAGCCTTATCATGAAGCCGATAGATATGTTTTTTGCTGTATCCCATCTTGCCGGCAATCACCTCGAAGGATTCAAAGAACAAATATCTGCGTTCTAACAGTTTTCTGTAGCGACGGTCGTCCAGCTTTCCGATAGCGTGTTCAATGTCAATCTTAATAGCGATCATTTTATCAATCAAAGCATCGGCTTCCTGTTCAAAAGCGATAACCTTGCAGATAGCTTTGCCGATTGCATCGGAGCCGCCATTAGGAGAAGATCCGCCATTGTTTTCATAGCTGACACCTCTGCCATACAAATCCTGACGGAGTCTTTCAGCCTTTTCCATCTTGTCGTTAATCATTTGATTAAGCTCCCATGCCTGATTCAGATATTCCTTTGCGTTCATCATGCTGCCTCCTTAACCATTCTGCGGATTCTCGCCATAAGTACGACCGTATCAATATCGCTGAGGCACTGCGCCCACTCGGAGCGAAAGAACTTCTCGTTCTCCGCAATTGCTACATCATCATGTTTTACGAGTGCATCCTTGTAGACGGTCGCTGCCGCTTCGATGATGGCAAGACCAAGAGCCTTGTAGGGATCGTATGCTGTAGATTTTCTTTCTTCAACCTGTATCATTTCTTACCTCCAAGTTCTGCCTTGACCGCATCGATCAGTGCGTTTTGGGTTTCTTCCTTTTTCTGCAATGCCGACATGATTTTTCTGTCGATCGTGCCGGTTGTGATGATGTGCTGTATAATGACTGTCTTGGATTGCTGTCCCTGTCTCCACAGACGAGCGTTGGTCTGCTGATACAGTTCGAGCGACCATGTCAGTCCAAACCATATCAGCGTAGAACCGCCTGACTGAAGATTCAGACCGTGACCGGCACTTGCCGGATGTATCAGACCGACAGGAAGCGCACCTCGCTGCCAACGGGATATACTGTCAGCCTTATCCATTGTTGCGAACGGAATATGCAGCTTATTGAGCCTTTCCTGAATTCTCGCAAGGTCATGCTTGAACCAGTATGCCACGAGAACGGGCTTTCCATTGGCGGCTTCGATGATGTCCTCAAGAGCGTCAAGTTTTCGGTCATGTATCGGAAGAATATCTCGGTCATCGGAATATATCGCACCATTTGCCATCTGGCTTAGTTTATTGGATAGACTTCCGGCATTGCTTGCGGTTACATCACCGTCGGGAAGCTCCAATACCAACTCCTCCTTCAATTCTTCGTAATGCTGTCTTTCTTCCTCGGACAGCTTTACGGGATATTCGGAGATTATCAGTTCAGGCATTTTCAGGTGATCGGTGGATTTCATGCTTATCGTGATGTCGGATATTTTGTCATAGATCCGCTGCTCTGCATCGGGCAGAGGTCGGTAGGAATACACGATATTTCCCTTATATTTATCGGGCAGGAAGTAGTCGTTGCGATACTTGCCGATGAATCGTCCTAATCGCTGTCCCATGTCGAGCAGTCGGAACTCAGCCCATAAGTCCATCAGACCGTTACTGCTCGGAGTACCTGTCAGACCTACCACCCGTCTTACTTTCGGACGCATTTTCATCAATGCCTTGAATCGCTTGGTGTCATGATTTTTGAAAGAGCTTAACTCATCAATTATCAACATATCGTAGTTGAAAACTGCTCCGCTTTCTTCGATAAGCCACTGCACATTTTCTCGGTTGATGATGTAGATGTCGGCTTTGGCTTTCAATGCCCTCAGTCGTTCAGCCTCTGTACCGACTGCCACGCTGTAAGTCAGATTCTGAAGATGCTCCCATTTCTGAATTTCAGCAGGCCATGTATCCCGTGCCACTCGCAGAGGAGCAATAACCAGCACTTTGCTTATCTCGAAGTAGTCATACATCAACTCATTCACAGCAGTCAGCGTTGTGACCGTTTTGCCTAAGCCCATATCGAGGAGCAGAGCCGTTACGGGATGTGTTATGATATATTCGGCTGCATACCTTTGGTACTCATGAGGTATGAATTTTTTCATCGTTCATCACTTCCAATCTTATGAACTAACTCTGCAATATCTTTTTTATCATCCAGCACATAAACCTGAAAGCCCAATGCTCTAAGCTGCTTATGTCTTTTTAGCTGAATTTTTCTCGGAACTTCACCGGGAGCTTTTGTCTCCACAAAGGCGATCCTTCCTTTCGGCATCAAGACAATTCGGTCGGGAACACCGGATGTGCCGGGAGAAGTGAACTTCCAGCAGAGACCTCCGACAGCTTTTACGGCATCACCAAGTTTATTTTCAATATCACGCTCTCGCATACTTTGCCCACACCGCCTTGAATACGTCAATGCACTCCTGAGATGCCTCACGTTGATACACCAGATAATCGTAAATGGCATCATAGCTATCTTCTTCCGGGAAGTAGGCATCTCTTGCCATGTCATAAGCCAGATCACCGGCAGGGTCATCATGCCCAAGAAAGCATTTCACTACCCAACGATGAAAGGTGTTTCTCTTCGGTTTCTCACGTTCCATATATCTCATCATGTTAAAAACTCCTATTCTACGAGGTTTTTAGCTTTTGGTGACAGTCTACGACAGTCATTTCTATACCCTTATATATAGATATTTTTTTACATTTTTCTCTCGCCTGCGTAAAGTAAGGATATGAGTGTCCTCGACTGTCACCTTGGCTATTTTTCTACCTTTTTTTGACTTCAAGGTGACAGTCGTCAGTTCAGGAAATCGTCCAAAACTAACCTCAATCCCATAATCAGTCTTGCGGTCTTCGTTTTTTTCTTAGAGAATCCTGCCTGCTCCAATGCGGTATAAAAATCAGTTGTACTTCTGACAAATTCCCCATTCTGCGCACAATAGTTACGGTACTCTTGGTAGAGATCACCGGACTTTTCAGTGTAGGACTTATCGACCTCACAGCATTCAGCAATAAAATTTCCAAGCCAGTCGTTGTCATCACGGTACGAGCCGATCGCCGCCTTTACGCAGTCAGGAGCTTCGATCTGGTAATTTGCTGCAATGACCTTTTTTGCACCTTCGATCAGCCACTTCAAAACTGCACCGCCTGCGTTGTCAATGAGGTACTGCGTGTAGTTCTTAATATCCGCTGCTCCCTGAATCTTTGCGTGGAAAGGAATAACGATCAGTCGCCTCCATGTACCATCATCGCTTGCACCGACTTTCGGGAGGTGATTTGTGTAAAGGATAAGCGTGTGGGAAGGCTCGAAATCGAACGGGGCTTTGAACTTCTTCTCGGCAAAAATAGAATCCGTACTGCAAAGCTGTTTTACCACGGAGGTGTTCAGCCTCATGCCTTCCTGTAACTCGGCAGCGATAATCAGTCGTTTACCCTTGAGCTCTGCCATTTCGGGCTTGACATTGCGCTTGCAGTTCATGGTCAGAGCATCGGCACTCATATTGCCTGAGTAGCTTCCGAGGACTTTGTAGATGACATTCCAAAAAGTCGATTTGCCGTTGCGTCCATCGCCGTAAGCGATAATCAGGCTCTCTACATAAACCTTGCCCACGATACACAGACCGCAGATCATCTGTACATAGTCAATCAGCTGAGAGTCACCGCAGAAAAATACCTCCAGTGCGTCAAGCCACAGCTGCATTCCCTCATCACCGGGAACAACGGCGGTCACCTTTGTCAGCAGGTCTTCAGGGTTGGTAGCTCTCCAACCGTCCATGCCATCGGGGAGGTAGTAAGTGCCACCGGGCGTGTTCAGGAGCATTGCTTCCTTGTCCAGTGCCTCCGGCGGCTTCTGCACCAGAGCTTTTGCCGCATCAAGGGCGTTATTAAGTCCACGCATATTGCGGTACTTCATGACGAAAGCCTTGAACGACTTAGCAAAGCTGTATGCCTCATAAGCATCAAGCTGTTCATCGGAGAGAGACTCCACGAATTTCTTTCCGCCCTTGAGAGCCTGTTCCATGTTGATGCCTGCGTTCTGCATTCGCTCCAGAGCTGTCTTTTCAAGCTCATCAGCTTTGTTGAGCTGTGCATCAGTATGTTCCATCATGGCAAGCACGGCGGATTGCTCGTTTTCTTCCCAATAAGTGCCGTTGTATCTGAGATAGTCAGTCGCCTTGGTGAAAACAAGCTCATCACCGAAACAGTCCGCAAGGGTACGAGCTTCACCGACATCGGAGAAGTCATCGGGAATCATGCTGTTCTTGCCATATTCTTCGGGGCTGACATAGCCTTCCTGCTTTGCGACCTTTTTGCCGAACTTACAGGCAGAATGCCATATCGTTTCGAGTTCCTCGTCATCAAGCGGAGGGTCACACTCGGCAGCCATTTCGAGAAACTTCTCGTGTGCATCTTCGCCGATACCGAACCGCTTCACGATACGACCTGCCTTTCGGGACATGGTCGCATTACGCTGTCCCTGCGGAATACTGCGGTTGGACTTCATGAAAAGAAGCCAGTCCTCGATGGAGAGCGATCCCTCATGCCACTCGACTTCTCCCGTACTGCCGAAGAAGAAGCGAGCTGCGTCAAGAGCGTTGCTGTCGAAGAACGGCATTTCTTTCTGAATGCGGCGTTTCATCTTCTTGTGCATGGTGGCATCCTTGCAAATGCCAGCAGGGAGATAGACGTGCATCTTGGGGCGAGCGGTCTTGCCGTTTTTCGGTATCATGTGACTGCGGCTGTATACGATAGCGTATGCAACATCGGTGAGGATCGCCGACAGCCTCTCGGCATCGATCCATTCTTCGGGGTCATCGGAATGGGTGTTGTCGCAGTCGAGTACAAGTACATCGGACATCTCGAAATTCGCCTCACTACGGACATTTCCGGCATATCTGGCACATACATGGTCGAAGCGTACAGCTTTCTTTAGGTCAGCCGCCGAGGTGACGATCATCTCGTGGGGATAAGCCTTGTTCTTCGGATTACCACTGCAATCAGCGGTGTAGAGCGTAAATTTCATTCGTTTTCCTCCTTCTCAAAAATACCGTTGCATTTCGGGCAGTGCGTGAAGTTCTTTTCCTTGCCGAGTTCATGATTACCACAGACAGGACATGCAGCTTTTGTATCGAGGTGATGTTCTTCCTTACGGGGCTTGCAGCATTCCTTTTTGTGAAGCTCGGCAATGGCAGCGTCAAGCACCTTGATGTCGTGGTAGAATACATCATTGAAGTCGTCATCGGGTCCGATATGCGACTCCGCATCTTTGCGGAGTGACATCAGCCCTGCAATAATTTCGCTGATCCTCATTTTTTCTCCTCCATTTCTGCCGTAAAGTAGCGGATCTTCATGTATTTGCGTTTTGCCTGTTTGATCTCCTCGCTCATGCCCTTGGAGATCACATCGCCGAACACCCACAGTTCACGGCAGTAACTGAGGAGAATATTGTTCATCAGCACCGCCTCGGCTCTCTCGTCCTCATCGTTCATAAACTGCGTAAAGTAGATGTGAGGTGTAATCGGCAGGCAATGGTTGTCCACCGCAAAACGGCTGTATTTCTTTGCGTTCTCGGTGTTCTGCTCGATGTTCCCTGCGTATGGCGAGCAGATGTATACGATAGGGCGAAAGTTTGCGGCTTTTCGGGCAGCCTTTTCTTCCTTTTCGATGCGAGTCATCGCCTCATATTCGGTAGGGCTGAAGTAGCCCTCGGAGTTGTAGAGATTTGCCACGATTTATACCTCCTTTGCCAGCATCTCACGGAGAATAGCGGTGAAGATCTCACGGAGCTTTTTGTCGTCGTTGATGATGTCGAGGACAGACACCGCCTTAATAGTCGTCTTGGTTGCACCGGTCTCCAACAGGCGATTTTTCTTATTGCGCACCCTCGCTGTCAGGCATACACCTGCACGGTACTCTAGTGCGTCATAGGCTCTCTGATAGACGGACTCAATGCCGGAGTAGTCGCCGCATTCTGCCATAGCAATCTTGCCGACCATACTGCGGACATCATCACGCCAGTCATCGAACTCGACCGTAAATGCTTCCTGAATGGCATTGACCTTGTCACCGACCGCTGTAATTTCAGCCTGCTGTGCATTGAGCTTCTGTTCTGCCTCGATCATCCAGCGGAGTGTCGGGGAAAGGCTCATATCGGCAAGGTAACCGCCGGTCTTGCGGATCGCAGGCAGTACCTCCGAGGTCACCCAATGTTTGAAGCGTTTTGCTGTGGGGAGCTTGCTGCAAAGAACGAGGGAGTAGAGACCGCTTTCGTTGATAACGGTCAGCTTCTGTGTTCCGCCAAGGGTGTCGCATTTTGCGACATCCTTATCCTCATCGTCAACGTGCTTGAAAATTGCATCTCTGGCATTGCTGTATCCGAGAGCCTTTGCTACATCTGCTCCTACGAACCACGGCTTACCGTTAATGTCCATTGTTCTGATTTCACCGAATTCGGCATTTTTGTAAATTTCGTATTTCATGTAAATATTCTCAAATTCTATCTGTCCGTATTGGTGCGGACAGTCCTTTTCGTTAGTTATACTGTCTGTATTGGTTGTTTGTGCGTCTTTACCAGAGTTATTTAACGTCTTTTAAAGCGAAGTGCAGCTCACACCACTTTATCGCTGTAAGTGTATGCTCACGGCTGTCTGTAAACCAGCCATTCGTCACCATAATCGTGCTGATCTTTCTTGAAATGCAGTAAAGATTCTCTATGCTGAAATCTGTCTTGTCCGAATTCAAAAAGACGATCACATGACCTTTCGGCACTTTCTTGCCGTGGTGCTGTTCCCAAATAAGCCGCTGTTTTTCGATATAATCCTGTGTCTTAATTCCTGTGTCTTTGATTTTCACATAGGTGTATCCGTTGGAATGGATCGACTCACTGCCTACAGGAGCATTATTCCATGTCTGATGTCCCTTTTTATATGCCTGTCTACCGGATATTAGTTTGAGAAATTTAGCACAATGTGCCTGAACACCTCTTTCAGTCTTTTTCGCACCAAATCGCTTATTGAAAGCATCGGCTACTGCAACATAATTAGCGTACTCATGGCAATGCTCTCTGAGCCATTCATCCTGCTCCTCGGTAAAAGGATGATGAACACCCGCTATACCAAGGCTTCTGCATTTATTTTTCAGCGATGATGCTGTAACGAAGAGTCCAAAATAATCTGCAAACTGTATCGCAAGTTCTGCATAAGTTGCAGTTCCGACTTTATCACGAAGCCACTGCATTTCCTGCTCCGTATAGTGGTGCATCTGCCTCATCGGATCAGCTTCTCGATATTGGAGTTCTCCAGCTTTCCTTCAGCGACCAGCTTTTCGGTGCGGAGAACGACGTCAGCGTTGTTGATCATCTGCTTGGCGAGCGAGGAGATCGTCTGAGAAAGCTCAGCCTCCTTCTTGCGCTCATCCATACTCATTTCAGTATTGCTTACGATGCGGATTCTCTCACCGAGAATTTTCTGTAATTCCATAAGTGTCATAAAACTTCCTCCTCAATCTTTCATATAAAATTCGCATTCATATCCGTCTGCACGGAGCGTCAGTCCTCTTGCCCATCGGGGAGTGATACACATTTTCTGCACGATCTCATCAACGGTTATATCGTCAGTAGCTTCGATAATGACTTCATCGTGTACATGAGCGACAATGCGATAATCCCTGAGATTCATCATTGCATGGAGCAGAATATCTCGTGCAATGCCCTGAATGATGTTCTCCACGAACTTCGGTCCGTAGCTTTCGATACGTTCCCACTTTTTCTGCTCACCAACACCCATGTAAGTGACCGATTCGCCGCCGAACTTGTTTTCGCCGATTTTCGGTTTCACATAGGCAAGTCGTCTGCCGGATGGAAGCTCGATGAACAGAAATCCTGACTCACAGAAGATATGCAGTCCCTTGACATTAGCCTCTGTCTTTTCCTTGATGCACTTTTTTACGGCACGGTCAACATCCCACCAGAGCTTTACGATATTTGGAGATGCATCCCTCCAGTCCGTCACGATCTGCTGGATCTCATCATCAGACAGTCCCATTTCCTGTGCGCCCATTGCTTTCATCGCACCTACGGAGCCGCCATAGCCACAGGCGAGCTCGGCTATTTTACCCTTCTGTCGCAGATGCCCATTAATACCGTGTTTCACAACGGGAACTCCGAATATCTTTGATGCAGAGATACAGTAGATGTCGCCGCCATTTTTGAACACATCCAGGCGCCACTGTTCACCTGCAAGCCACGACAGCACAACACCCTCAATGCTCGTGAAGTCCGCTACAATGAAGCGTTTGTATGGGGCTTTCGGTACAAGAGCCGTGCGGATAAGCTGTGACAGTACATCGGGAATATCTCCGAAGAGGAGGTCGAGCGTTTCGATATCATCGGCTTTGATGAGGTCTCTTGCTGTATCGAGGTGAGGCATCGAATTACGATAAAGGTTCTGGAGCTGTACCAGCCTCCCGCTGAATCTCCCTGAACGATTCGCACCGTAAAACTGAAACATTCCACGAATACGGTCATCGATGCAATGAGAACTGAGCATCGCATCGTATTTCTTAACAGACGACTTCGCAAGCTGCTGTCTTAGGGAGAGTACCTTTGCAAGCTCCGGCGGCGCTGTCTCCAATAGTTCCTTTACTGCCTGTTTTCCAAGGGACTCCGTTTCCATGCCGTTTTCGGCAAGCCACTCCTTCATCTGCTGTACGGAATTTGGGTTGTCAAGCATGGTAAGTGCCTGAATTTCGGCAGTGATCTCGTTTTTGATGTCCTCATTGATCGTGATAGCGTGACGCACAAGCTCCATATCTACACCGATACCACGATCATTGATCTGCTGGTCGAGGTGATATTCATTCCATACAAAATCCGGTACGGGATATTTGGCGAGCCTTTGCTGAATGGCGATCTCCACCTCAACATCCCGGCAGTTGTAGGACTTGAACAGTTCCCATTTGCCCGGATGTACCTTGGGATGATGACGGTTGCCGTCCTTGTCGGGAATACAGAAGAACTTGATGAGGTCTTTGCCCTCGGACATCTTCTGCTTGTCCAGACCGAGAACTGCACCAACACCGGCAAGGGACATGGGCAGACCGAGCGTTGCCGCCCAGACCATCGTGCAGTGCCACTGTGTCGGGTCAAGATATGTTCCCTTGGGAAGTCCGAGATGCTTGGAAATACAGATGCGCTCGAACATGGCATTGTAGGCGGTCTTGATGACATTCGGGTCAGTCAGTGCTGCTATAATATCGTTGGGGAGCTGTTCACCGTTTGCAAGGTCAATGACCTGCGGCGGATGTCCGTCCACGCTGTAGCCGAAGAACAGAATCTCAAAATTATCGGATTCCGCATAGGGATAAACTCCCGATTTACTCAGATCAACATCCGAATAGGTCTCTATATCAATTGAAAGTATTCTCATAGTTCAAATAATCCCACCCAAGCCGAAGCCCAGCGCCCCACCCGTCTGTATTCTTAGTTCAGGAAATCGTCATCGTCCTCATCATCGAGGTCAGCAAAGTCATCTTCCGCACTGGAACGGCTACCGAGAGGCTCACCGTCACGGAGCTTCTGGAGATTACCGAGACCGCAGGCGATACCACGGGCAGTTCCGGTATTGTATGCGTAGAAATTGATAGATGCTCTGCCGTAAACGCCGGAGTACACCTCGCTGTGGGTAAGAATCGGCTGACGATCAGCATCCACGATCTCAGGTGCAGTGATGCTGTTGGCATTGACGAAGTATGCGTTTGCGTAGGCTTCATCATCCGGACGCTCGATGTCACCGTCACGAAGAGGTGTCTTGATCGCTGCCAGAGCCGGTACGGACTTGCCGTTGCCCTTGAGCTTGCCTGCACCTTCCTCGTAGGCAGCCTGAATTGCTGCCTTGATCTTCTGAATGGTGACGGTGTCGCTCTTGGGGATGATCAGGGAAACGGAATACTTCTCCTTGCCGCCGTCCTGACCTGCTTTCGGTTCCCATACATTTGCGTAAGACCAGCGGGTATTCACACCGGTCACGACCTTGGTCGGATTTGTCATCTTCTTTGCCATGTTACTGTTCCTCCTTGAAATCTTCATTTGCATCGGAATACACGGGACGCTTGTCCGTTTCGGGAACGAGCGTCGGTGCGCCCTTTGGTTTTTCTACATATCCACTGAGAATTTCAGCGAATTTCTTCTTGCCGAGCAGCTTTTCCATTGCAGTGATGCCCATGATCTCAGGCGCACCGTAGGGGTCATAGCCTGCATCGGTGACAGCTTTTGCGGCTGCATCCTTGTCGATGTATTTGCGGACGCTGCGACCTTCGACCAGCTTATAGCCGTCATAATGAACTCCGCTGAGAGCCTGTGCAAGAGCATACTCCTTGACATCATTTGCCCATGTGACCAGCTCACTCGCCTTGGAGAGAATGATTGGAATTTCATGCTCCTCAAGGTTGTCGGGAGGAGCGAACTCATACTGTGCAAGGAGCAAATTCTGTTCAGCTCTTTTGCGGCAGACAGCCTTTGCCTTACAGAAACGGCAGTGACTTCCGGCACAGAATTCTCCCTCACCGTTATAGGCAAGCTGTGCGGTCGGTTTCAGCGTGTGTTCCGCCCATTCGAGCAGCTCTGCCACGCTGATCTCCCACTCATCTACATTTTCAAGTCTCGGCTGATAGATGATAAGGCGAACGGTGTTGATGTCGTACAGGAAATCAAACATCGCAAGTGCGCCCAATGCGTAGGTCTTGAGCTGCGGATTGTCGGTTGCTTCGACCTTTATACCCATCCCATGCTTGTAATCCGCTATGGTCATCGTGCCGTCAGCGACAATGATGCAGTCGGCTGTACCGAAGCATTCCGGGATATATTCGGACACATCCACACGCTGTTCGAGCATGATTTCGGTCGTGGTGCAGTTCTGCTTTGCGGTCTCATACAGCTCCATGATGTAAGCAGCGTAGCCCTCGGCGCATTCCTGCATTTCAGCGTTGTAGAACTTCAGCTTTTTCTTCGGGTTGCGGACTTTCTCACCCAGTGCCTTTCGTACCAGATATTCGCAAAGCTCGTGAGCCTCAGTTCCCTCCGCAGCAAAGTCGCTTTCGGTATCGGGGAACTGCTCCGAGAATCTTGCGGACGGCGGACAGGCAAGCACTCTGGCGATGGACGAAGGTCCCACCCATGCGTGTGCTTTCGGCGGCATTACATCATCGCCTCCAATTCTGCGAGCATTGCGGGATAGACCTCCGCTTTCAGGTCGGAGAATTTCTGACCGCCGTACTTCTGGATAAGTTCCCTTGCCTCCGCCTTATGTCCGGCTCTGCTGAACTCGGACATCTTGGCGAAGAGCACCTCGCTGACATCGGGCTGCGGAGGTTCTGCTTCCTTAATTTCAGGCTGATCCGTTTCGGGATCGTAGATCGGAACGAAGTCGTCGGGGTTGATAGGCTCGGCGGGTTTCTCACAGGCGATATGCTCATTGGTTGTCACAGCGTTGGCATATTCCGCAAGGCTGTCTGCAAGATGTCTCATGTCGCTGACAACATCCAGCAAAAGTTTGATTTGGCTCATGTGTTTCACTCCTTCACTTTGTTACGATTCTGAGCAACGCTGCAATCGCAGTGTGCATCTTCTTGATGAGTGCCGCATTGACTCTGAGCTGTGCCTTCGCCACCTTCATCGCCATGATGGTGAACTTCGGGATGTTCTTATCGGACAGGGCGATGTCAAGTATCAGCACACAGCAGGCAGTGTCATTTAAGGTCTTTTCAACCTCTGCGGAACTCAATTCTATATGATCCATTGTCCTCACTCCTTCCTAAGAACAACAAAAAAGCCCGATTTGACAATAGGAATCCGAGGGTAGACAGAATACAGCTTTACAGAGGTTTTCTTAGACTTAGCCCGTAAAAACAGGAGGCTCTAATAAGCTAATATTCCGAGTACCTCAAGCCCTATTGCAAATCAGGCTTTTTGATGACTCTTTCGTTTTCAGTCTTGATGTTGTCCTTGACTGTGTCTATATCATACCATAGTTTTTCGTAAAAGAACAGTTAATAAAAACACGAGAAAATTCTTGTTAAATATGCTTTGTAAGTGGTTGCAATTAGTGTTTGAATTGTTTGTTATTACTAAAAATATGCGTATTTTACTGCATATTCGGCAGAAATATACGCATTTTTTCGAGAAAAATTCGGGTTTTAAATCCGAGTTCATGCAAAAAAAAAATTTCAGGCAGTCGTTTCAACTGCCTGAATGATTGATCTATACTGCTTTTTGCGCCTTGCTGCGTGGTTTATATCCCGTAGTCCATGTCGACTTGCCAATACTTCTCAAATAATCATTGACCTGATAAACATTAAAGCCGGGGACAGTATTCTTAAACCACAGATATATCTTATACTCCTCGCTGTCAATTTCAGAGATCAGCTTGGTCATGATGAGGAGTTCGTTTCGGTAGACTTCTTCCAGATTCAAAGCCGTGAAGAATGCCAGCATCGTTCCGAGGCGAGGTGTGTATTTTTTCTTGCTGCGGAGAGCAGTCAGTGTTTCTACGCTGCAGTCAGCGGCTTCCGCAACCGCATCCTCCGTCATGCCGGAACGCTTCATCAGGAATTTGACGGTTTCGCCTCTGGTCATTTTTCGTGTCTGCTTGACGCCATTTTCTTCATACTCAACAGTCAGAAGGCTGAGAAGATATTCGTCACGGTTGGCTTCCAGTGCTTTCAACTGCTCGGCACTGAATGCCATTTCATAGAATCGAGCCTGCTGTTCCTTATTTAGTTCGCCAAAGGTATATCGATAGCTTTCCTTACCATACACACGGCGGAATGGCAGACAGCATTCCGCCATATTCTTTTTTGCTTTTTCTGTCAGCCACCAGCGACCGTTGAAATTGATAACATAGTCCGGATGATTCAGGCAAAGGTGTCCGTCTGCATAGACAAAGCTGCCTGAAAAGACTAACTTGTCAAATGTGAGGTTTGTGCCGAGTATTTTGGACATTTCCTCAATTGGAAGGGTGTATGTCCAATCATCTGGGAAATCATCCGGGATCTCATGTGCCTTGGCATACGACCTGTCGCCCCACTCAAATACACCTCGAACTCGCTTGAATCCCAAATGAAGCAAGCGATTCTTGGCGGTCGTGCGATAGGAGCCGTATGTTTCCGTGATATGCTCGATCAGTCTTTCATAGCTGTAGAGGTCGGTATGATGAATATCTCTGCCAAGCTCATCCTTAAAATTCTCAAGGGTAATATCAAGGTTTTCCTTGTAAACTACTGCACGGGCTGAGATCGCATTTGCCTGTATCTCCATGCTGCATATCGTGTCCTGCTGATCTTCCGATATAAAGAACTCATCAAAATCCGGAATTTCCAGCTTTACAAGCGACCGATAGTAATATTGAAGCTCATAAAACAGCGTGTGATACTCAATATGAATGCACTCGTGAAGTATATTCATCAGATAATCAGGGTCACACTTACTGCTGACAAGAATTGTGCCGCCCTCTATCAGCTTCTGAACAGCCTTGTCACCTTCATATACAGTGACCATTTTGGTATGGAATATCGTCTTAGCTTTTACTTTTCCATTCCTTGAAAGCTGTTCCACCTGAATCCTGTAGCCCATAGCCTTTACAAGACTTTCTATATCAATTTTACACGGACCTTCCAATGCTTCCGGCTGATATTTCAATAGGAAGTTATAGGCGTAAGCGTCATAATGAGCTTTGCGAATATATGGAACAAGACAGTCATCAAGATGATACTTCAAGCGCAGTTGTTCACCACGATAAATATCCACGCCGAGAAAATAATCCGAGGGAGAGTAAAACGCATGGTAGCCGTTGACGCAGTATTTCTGATAGTAGTCCTCACCGGTAACAGGATCATAGAAGTGGACATCGCAAATGACATACATCGCAAAAGAGAAGCTGTCGAGCTGGTCGTAGTAACCTTTATCGATCAGCACATCCACGATGACAGGCTTGCTGTAAGCACCGAAATACGGTACCGGCAGTCTGCCGTGGGCAAACTCCCATCGAATAAATTGTCCGTATTCTACAACATAGTTCTCCTTGAGAATCTGCGTAAAGGAAACTATCTCCGGTGCTTTATAGCATCGGGGATTTCGCACTTTATATGAAAAGCCCGGACGCAGCGGATCCGGCTGCATCAGAATGGGTCCGATTTCGTAGTTCATTCAAACACCTCCGTTCAAAAAAGGTGTCTCCTCATAAGTTCTTCCACACGGTCACAGCAACACCTTGTATCAGACAGTCCGTGACATATATTGGTTCATAATCATCATTTTCAGGCTGAAGCCGTATTCTCTTTTTCTTCGGCTCCGGATAGTATCTCTTGAGCGTGGCTTCGTCACCGATCAGAGCGACAATGATGTCACCGGGTTCAGCATAATTCTGCTGACGCACAACAACAGTATCGCCGTCATCAATATCTGCATACTTCATAGAATCGCCGTCTGCTGTCAGGAGAAAGAACTCTCCGCTGCCGAGTAACGATGCAGGCAGCTTTACATATTCTTTGACAGCACTATCCGCAAAAATTGGCGGTCCGCAGGCGATGTTTCCGTAAATCGGACAGAGTTTCATTCCTGCTCCGAGTTGCATTTTTCTTGTAGCGTATCCCTTTTTTCCATTGTGTTCGAGTCTGCCCTCATCTGTCATTTTGAGAAGGTAACGCCCCACCGATGACTTTGATATTCCCGTACCTTCTGCTATTTCAGCGATTTCCGGTGATAATCCTGTTTCTTCATAGTATTCGTCAATGAAGTTTTCGATTGCATCCAAATTTGCCTGAATAGCTTCCGCAGATATTCGCATTATAATCACTTCCACTTATTAGGGATTACATTCCCTTTTCTTATATTATATCACACTATACAGCAATTGTCAACAGAAAAATAGAACACTTGTTCTGATGTGCGGAATCATGCACATGACATAGTAAGAGGGGATAGGAAAAAGGATGCACCTGAAAAAGTAAAAAGGCATATAATTGCGGTATTATATAACTGAAAGCTATTGAAAAAATCTGAATAGTGTTGTATAATATAGGTATGAAAACACCGTCTTGAGTAAACGGAGGAGAAAATGAGTATTTTAGATGAGATCATAGGCAGCACCTATGAGTATATTGAAAAAATGCCGAAGGAACAGCGAAAGCAGTATGGGCAATTTTTCACAAGCAAGGAAACTGCTCGTTTCATGGCAGAATTATTTAATATTCCCGAAAATACAAATGAACTGTCTATCCTCGATCCTGGAGCAGGCTCAGGTGTGCTTTCTGCCGCTTTGATAGAACGTCTGCAAAACTTTCCCAATATCAAATCCGTATATTTGACTTGCTACGAAACAGACGATAATATCGTAGAACTGCTTGAAAGCAATCTGGAATACATAAAAAACAACACTTCTTTGAAAATGACGTTTGATATTGTCAGGAAAAATTTCATTACATCACAAGAAGATAATTATAATGGGACATTTTTAGCTGATCCTGCTCCAACTAAATATGATATGGTGATCGGAAATCCTCCGTATAAGAAAATTCTTAAAGATGCTGTCGAGGCATTGTCAATGCCGGATATTTGCTATGGAGCTCCTAACCTTTACTTTCTCTTTTCACAGATGTCACTTTTTGATCTGAAAGAGAACGGGGAAATGGTTTATATTATCCCTCGTTCATGGACTTCCGGAGCTTATTTCAAGGCTTTTCGTCAGAAATTCCTGTCACAAGGTGCGATTGAGCATATCCACCTTTTTGTAAGCCGTGACAAAGTTTTTGAAAAAGAAAGTGTGCTGCAGGAGACCATAATCATAAAGGTCAAAAAAACTGAAGTAAAGCCTGAATATATTACTGTTACCTCTACCAACAGCAATCAGGACTTTACAGAAATCACAACATTTTCTGCACCGTATAAGACTGTTATTTCAGGCGACGATTGTTATGTTTATCTTGTAACGAATGAGGATGAAGTGAACACACTTGACTGTCTCAATAAGTTTGATGATACTCTTCCAAGCCTCGGTCTGAAAATGAAAACAGGACTAACAGTTGACTTCCGGAATCATGAAGCTCTCCGCAGTGAAGCAGAGAAACAGGCTGTACCTCTTTTCTATTCACAGCATATTCAGGACGGAAAGGTGGTATTTCCTATCGGTAAGGAAAATGAATATATCGTCACTCAGCAGCAAGGCTTACTGCAGAAAAACGCAAATTATCTCTTTGTGAAGCGATTTACAGCCAAAGAGGAACATCGGCGGCTGCAATGCGGTGTATATATTGCCCGTAAACATACCGGTTATGACAGGATCAGCACACAGAACAAGATCAATTTTATTGATGGATTGAAAGGACTGTCCGAGTGCGTTGTTTACGGTTTATATGTGCTGTTCAACTCTACCCTTTATGATTCGTATTATCGCATCTTAAACGGCTCTACGCAGGTAAACTCAACAGAGGTGAACTCCATGCCGATGCCGCCTATGACATCTATCGAAGCGATGGGTAAAGAGCTGATAAAAGTACATGATATGTCAGAAGCATCTTGTGACCGTATTTTAAGGAGTTATGTATGAGCAAAATTGAAGAAGCAAGAAAAATACTAAGTGAACTTAACGTCCCTAAGAAACAGCAGGCTGACCTGTGCTGCTATGTTCTTCTGGCAATGAGTGATATAAAAGAAGGAATAGCATGGACAGAGGCTACCAATAATCTGATAAGGATACATGATGTGCTTGTATTCACAAGAGAAAATTATGGGGTCGAATATGCTGAAAACAGCCGTGAAACATTCAGAAAACAGGCAATGCATCATTTCAGAAATGCAGCTTTCATTGAAGATAACGGCAAAGCTACAAACAGTCCTAATTACCGATACCGACTGACCGATGAATTTCTCGCACTTATTCAAAGCTATGGCACTGACTTTTGGGAGCAGAAAAAACAGGATTTCCTTTTAAACCATGAATCGCTCATAAATATGTATGCTTCAAAGCGTTCTATGCAGAAAATGCCTGTTATTATCAATGGTGCAGGCTTTACTTTCTCGCCCGGAAAACATAATGAACTCCAAAAGGCGATTATAGAGGAGTTTGCACCGAGATTCGCTCCAGGCTCGGAATGTTTGTATGTTGGCGACACAACGGAAAAAGACCTCGTTAAGAATGTAGAGAAGCTGTCAGGGCTTGGCTTTGAGATCACACTACATGATAAAATGCCGGATGTTGTCCTTTACTCCGCTGAAAAGAACTGGATATACTTTGTTGAATCGGTAACATCCGTTGGACCGATGGATCCGAAACGCATCAGAGAAATCGAGGAAATGACTCAAAATGTTACTGCCGGCAAGATATATGTAACAGCTTTTCTTGATTTCGCCACATACAAGAAATTTGCAGAATCTCTTGCATGGGAAACAGAAGTGTGGCTTGCCGAAATGCCGGATCACATGATTCACTTGAATGGCGATAAATTTATGGGCCCAAGAAATAAGTAAATGCGAGGCGATGCAACATGGTAAGCAGAACTTTTGATTTAGGCAGCTTGGAAACGTACAAGTACGTCGTTGTTCTCTCAAAGTACAACGGAAAAATATTACTGAGCCGCCATAAAGACCGCACTACATGGGAAACGCAAGGTGGTCACATCGAGGATGGTGAAACGCCCCTTGATGCTGCAAAGCGTGAGCTGTATGAAGAATCCGGTGCGATTGACTTCGATATAGAGCCTCTCTGCGACTACAGGGCATGGAATGAGGACACTGGGCATGGTGCGAATGGTGTAGTGTTCAAGGCAATAATCAGGGAATTAGGCAATATTCCTGAGAGCGAAATGGCAGAGGTTCAGACTTTTGATTCTCTGCCGAATGAGCTTACTTATCCGGCGATTACACCCGTCCTGTTCCGTTACCTTGAAACGGGACAAAACTCTGTGGTGCTTCATCGGATGAAGCTCAAAGCCGAGCCGTTCCGCAAGATTAGGGACGGACTTAAAATGATAGAGCTTCGCCTAAATGATGAAAAGCGGCAGAACGTTCAAATTGGCGACTATATTGAGTTTACTCTTATGGATGATACATCACAGAAGCTGACTACACGAGTTGTTGCTCTGCATCATTTTTCGTCTTTCAAGGAACTGTATGCTTCGCTGCCGAAAGAAAAACTCGGCTATTCTGCCGATGAAACGCCTGCTCCAGACCACATGGACGCTTATTATTCGAAAGAGGAACAGGAAAAGTACGGTGCATTGGGGATTGAAATTGAGCTTAATAACTATAAATGA